GGCCGGAAGGGTTGAATATTATAGATTATTTAGAAATACACGAAGAATTTTACAAGGTGGGGAAGCTCATCAAGGACATTTTCGACAAACTAACAACCGGGATTGCCGTGATTGCCATTCAGAAGAACAAGGGGCGCGATGAAGGATTGGGGGGCGAGAGATCGAAAGAGAAGGCGAGGCTTTATCTTTCCATTGAGCCCGGAAAGCTCAAGATTGTGAAAGCGAAGAATTGGGTTAACGCAACAATGAATCCCAATGATATGACACAGGAGTTCAAACTTGCGAAAGGATGTCGATTTAAGCCGGAAGGGACGTGGAAAAGGACTGATTAAGCCTTTGTGGAAGGGTGTATTCAATCTCAATCGAGAGATCCATGTTTTATATGCCCATTCATACACGGAAAGGCAGGCATGGGTAGTTATGTGCAGAAGATTGGCAGATAAAACAGGGGTGAGATGGAGTACAGTAACGAATTATTTTAACGGAGATAAAGACAACTTCGTCATTACAAAGGAAATCGATGAAAGACAAAGAATTAATTGAAGAAATAACCAATATCATTGAAGCCGGAATCATAGTCGACCGATTCGCAACCTCAAGAGAAAACGTGAAAGCGCTTGCATTGCGGCAGGTGTGCAGAGCGACTAAGGCGTACCTGGAAAGCAAGAGAAGACGCGAATTCGATGCCGAAATATCCCAAAAGATAGATGCGATAGACACGATGCTTAAGTGGATTGGAGAAATCGTAGACGCAAAGGAGGAGTCATGAACCATGACCTAGGACAGATCGTGCACAGGATGGAACGGAGAAAGACGGACGCATCGAAGTCATCGCTGAAGAACGAATTGTTGCAGTGGAGAGATGCCCTGGAGGTGAAGCGCAGGATTCCAGATTGGAAACAGTTTCTTTCCGAACAGCTTGGACTCCGCAAATCTTCCCTGTTCGGCGGAATCCAGGTTTACAGGGAGTTTGGGGCCCTGCTGTTGCACCCGGTTGACGGAGAAGGGGACGATGCTTTCGACGTCCCATGTGAGTATGCCACGATACCGGTCAGCTCACTGAAATTACTATTGAAAGTGGCTAAGGGATGCTCCGACGATGTTAAGGAGGTCTGGCTTACCGAGGCGGCTGCTCTCAGCTTTAGCGATCTTCGCAAGCTTATCGCGGAAAAAGAAGGTCGCCCCGTATGCGATTGCACCGGAAAGCCGGTGGAAAAGATCGTCTGGTGCTGCCCCGACTGCGGGAAACGGGTGAAGAAAGACGAGGAGGAGGAAAGTGATGAAGCTCACGCCACAGTAAAAACCCGGCACGGGTAGGGCGCACGGATGGCCGCTCAAGGGGCCTGCGCGGACGGTGACAAGAAAATAAGGCGACACCCAGGGAAAAGACACGCCGCCCGACATCCAACGCCTTAGAACCGATTTAAACGGCCTGTGTGGAATTGTCCAACTTTTTGGAATTTGCGGAATGGATACACAGACCAAGCCTAATCACACTCACAGGAGATTTTATGCAAAGCATTTACAATGCAATCGACTCAGGGCAGTACGACGCGGCCATTGTCATTCTCGTGTTCTCCATTCTCGTGTACCTGGCAACAAGAAACCGAATAGAAAGCAGGCTTTGCAAGGCTTTTGTCATGGCGACGTATCCGGTAGTTTGGATCGGGGGAAAGTGGATGGAGAGGATCGAGAGGATCGATAGACAAGGTAAGGCGGAGCCCAATCGTGAGCCAACCGTATCCGACATCCGGCCAGCCGGAACGATCCGAGTTCGCGCCATGGGGGAAAACGGTGTATGGGCAGAGCTGCACGACTACCCGCTAAGGCTTTTGCCAACCGGCATATTACCGAAATTTTTATCTTGACAATCCCATCATTTTCTGCTTTCCTTCACCTCGACGACACACCACAACTACTTTTCGAACCGAATAGGCACGGTATGTGAACGACAAACCAATGAGCCAGCAAGAAACGGCAAGGAAAACGGGGAGAAAAAAAGGACTCAACCCAAAACAACAGAGGTTTGTAAACGAATATCTGATTGACCGGAACGGCACGCAGGCAGCGATTCGAGCAGGGTACAGCAAGCACACTGCCGGAAACATCGCTGGAAATCTGTTTAAAAAAATAGAAATCAGGGAGGCAGTAGCAAAAGGAGAGGAGGAAATAGCCAAGGGAACACAGCTCTCCCGTGACTATGTGATCAACGGTCTCCTGGCAAACGCCGAGCGGGCCATGCAGTACCGAAAGGTATTGGATAAGGATGGAAAACCGACAGGAGAATTCAAATACGACGGCCAAGTTGCAAACCGCGCCTACGAACTTTTGGGGAAAGCCATAAACATGTTTGCCGAAACAAGGCGCATTGAATTCGACGAGGCGACGCTGAATGCAATCCTTGCAGGACTGCCATCCGGATTTGGTGAGGCAGTACGCGCAGAACTTAGCCGCATTATTTCCGAAAAGCGTGGTTGAGAGCGCGCTTTCGGTTTCTGCGGCCTTTGAATCCTACCAGGGTGACCCGGTAGGGTTTTGCGAGACCACTTTCGGCGAGACTTATACCGATGACGTAAAGAAGATGATGGAATCGGTGAGGGACAACCCCGTAACGATTGCCAAATCGGCCAATCAGACAGGTAAAAGTCATGGAGCGGCCCGCGTTGCCGTGTGGTTTGCCAAATGCTTCCCCGATGCCCAAGTCTACACGGCCGCTGCACCACCCGAGGACAACCTGCGGCGCATTCTATGGGGTGAAATCGGGAACCTGGCAATCAAGCATAAGTCTATTTTTTCCGAATTTTCCCACAAAAACATGCATCTGGAACGCAATCCGCGCTCATTCATCACCGGTGTGACCATACCGCAAGCGGGAACAGATGCGGAACGACAGGCAAAATTTGCCGGCAAACATGCGCCTCACATATTGTTTGTCGTAGACGAGGGAGATGCTGTGCCCGATGCCGTATATGCAGGGATTGAATCCTGTATGTCCGGAGGTCATTGCAGGCTGCTTGTCATGTTCAACCCCAGAGCCGAGGCAGGGCCCGTATACCGGATGGAGCGAGACGGACTTGCCAATGTCGTGAGCCTCTCCGCACTCAACCATCCGAATGTCATGGCGGGCCAAAGCGCGATCCCTGGAGCCGTGGATCGCGAGACTGTCGTGCGCCGCATCAATCAGTGGTGCCGCCGGATGACAGACGCAGAGCCCCCGGATGCCGAGTCCTTCGGGCTTCCCGATTTCCTGATTGGCTCGACGGCCAAGGACCAGAAAGGAAAGGTAATGCCTCCTTTGGAAGCCGGCTTCTACAAGATCATGAATCCGGCTTTTTCGTACATGGTTCTCGGCCGCTACCCGGCTCAGGGCACGAATCAGCTCATCTCCCGCGAGTGGACTGCGGCCGCCAGGGCCCGCTGGGACCTCTACGTCACAAAGTGGGGAGAGATCCCGCCGAAGGACGTTGCCGGAATCATGGGATTCGACGTCGCCGAATTCGGGGATGATCTCACCAGAGCCTGCTTCCGCTATGGCGGGTATGTAGATCGGCTTACCGGATGGGGAGGCGTCGATATGATGGAAACCGGTGACAAGGGGTCCATGGAATATCACAGACGCAACCTGTACGGCGTTTCCGTCGATGCCAATGGAGTAGGGGCAGGAGTGGCCCCCCACATGCGCAGGCTGCGATGCAACGCTCACGGCATAAAGGTGCAGGAGAAGCCAACGGAAGTCGTCGAAGAAGGCGAGTTCAAGATCATGCGAGATCAGCTCTGGTGGAAATGCCGGGAATGGTTGCGCGTGGATTCCGGGTCGATGCTTCCGCCTGACGATGAACTCTTAGAAGAACTCCACACCGCAACCTATGAGGTCAAGGGGAAGTTCATCCGGGTCATGGACAAGGACACGTTCAAGGAACTCCTGAAGCGCAGCCCGAACTCGGCAGATGCCCTCTGCCTGACATTCGCCACGCTCGATCAGAAGACGATTCCATTTGCCGTCAAGCCCATAAAGAAGGTGAGTTACGCATGGTGAAGCTTCAATACATCGTCGGCAAGGCACGGCAATTCTGCAAGAACGACGACCTCTATCCTTTCCCCAATAGGGCCGCTTACTGCTGGGCCGGATTTCGTTCGAAGTGGGGCCTCTCAAGCTGGCGCAACTTCCGGCGCGAACTCTTCCGCAGGCTGTCCAGCGCTTGCGGCGTGCAGCTTGGCCATGTGTCTCCATGGTACCTAATCCTCATCGGCTGCATCCTGTTTCCTTCCAGGGGGTTGCAGTACCTCTGCGAGAAGATTGTCCCCATTGGTTACGACATCTGTAGCGATTCGTTTAGGGTCGGTAAGCATCGCTTTGACAGGTGGTTTCTTGAGGACCTCGCCGGGTTTCCGAAAGGGACCGTGTTTCGGATCGTGGAAAACGACGGCAAGCACATAACCATCGAGAGGATCAACTGATGCCAACCCAAGGCCTCGTAACGCCCGAACCTCTTGTCCAGACCGGCAAGACCTACGCCGAGCGACCGCTAATCCGTCGCCTCTCCAATGAGGACATCGAGAAGCAAAAAGAGGCCGAGGCAATGACGGCCTTCCAGTCCCGGCAGAACAGACCGGTGATCTCTAACCTCGCTTCTCACATCCGGAGCGCCTTTACCGCCGCCGTGTCGGCAAAGTCCACGATCCAGCAGCGCGGCCTGATGTGCCTGCGGCAGCGCGAGGGTATCTACGAGGCGGATGTCCAGCAGCTAATCAAGCAGTCCAATGGCACGAACATCTACATGATGATTACCGATGTCAAGTGCCGGGCCCTGGAGGGCTGGCTCAAGGACATCATGCTTCCCTCAGGCGAAAAGCCGTACTCCATCGACCCCACTCCGATCCCTGACATACCTCCCCAGTTGGTGCAGAAGGCAACGCAAGCCTTCGTTCAAGACTACATGGGAAGAGTGGCGCAACAGGCGGGAGTAGATCCGGCTACACTCCCCGCCGAGGCGATCAGCGAGGACGACTTCCGGCAGGCAGCCGAGCAGTTCAAGGACGAGCTACTTGCGCAGGTCCGCGAACAGGCAAAGAAGGATGCCGACGCCATTGAGAACAACGTCGACGATGAACTTACAGAAGGCAAGTGGTATGAGTGCCTAAGCGAATTCATTGAGGATTTCGCGACCTACCCGACAGCGTTCATGGAGGGGCCGATCTATCGCAAGCGTTCCGTGCTCGCATGGGAGCCTATCCAGGGCACGATGATGTCACGGATAACCGTTGCGGAGAAGATCGTCAAGGAATACGACCGGGTTGACTTCTTCGATGTATATCCGGCTCCGGGGGCAAAGACTGTCCAGGATGGAGACCTGTGCATCCGGAAACGCTACACTCGTCGCGATCTCGACGCCCTGCGAGGAGTGGAAGGGTTCGACAGCGATGCAATCGACCAGATCCTTAAGCAGTATGCCAGAGGCTACAGAGAGTGGGTGGCCTACGACACGGAAATTGCCGACCTGCACGACAGACCCAATGAGACACAGGACCCCGAGGGGCATATTGACGGCATCAAGTTCTTTGGCTCCGTCCAGGGATTCATGCTCCGCGAGTGGGGCATGTCGGTCGAAGAGATCCCGGACCCATATCGAGAGTACCCGGTAATTGCATATTTGGTAGGGACCTACGTCATTGGGGCCCGCCTTAATCCTCACCCGCTTGGCAGACGTAACATCTACAAGGCATCGTTCCGCAACAAAAACGGCTCGATATGGGGTAAGGCTCCCGCCGAGGTCATGCGGGACAACCAGAATATCTGCAACTCGGCGGCTCGGGCTATGTGCAATAACGCGGCGGTGGCTTGTCTTACCGGAGATACCGTTGTATACAGGCAAGGGCAACGTCACGGCAAGGCTCCCGTCACCCTTCTTGAACTGTGGAATCGCAAACACAGCCACAACAGCGGCCTTCGCAGAACAAAATTGCGCTCTCTCGATGAAGAGACGGGGAAATTCTTCTCTAATCGCGTCGTGGATATTCTCGACAACGGCATTGCAGAGGTATTCGAGGTCGTCACCGAGCGCGGATACCGCATTAAAGCTACAAGTAATCACAGGTTTATGCGTGAAGACGGCGAGTGGAGCTACCTTGATTCGTTCGGAGCAGGCTCCCTTATTGCCGTGAATGGACAAGCCGCAGCCTCTCCTCTTGTTTGTATTGAGTGCGGAGGAGAGAAATCAGCCAGGGGAATCAGGTGTAGAAAATGCGCTTCGCAATTCCACAACAGCGAGTGGAATCGGCGGCAGGCGGAAGCGGCCAGGACGAACCGCGACTCTTCAGGAACGACCGCAAGGAGAAGAAAGGTCTGTCGCCTGGAGATGAAGGATTTTTGTGCAGATTGCGGCGTGAAAGCATCAGAAAGCAAAGGACTCCATCAACACCACAAAGACAGGGACCCGTGGAGGAACGAACCCGATAACCTCATGACGCTCTGCGAGCCGTGCCATGTAAAACGTCACACCAAAGAAGATAGTTTCGGCGATCCCTTCCTTCATCGATATGTTTCCTACGACCGGGTTGTGTCTATCCGGTCTGTCGGAATGGAGCGTGTTTTCGATCTTGTCATGACAGGGCCGAATCACAACTTCATCGCTAATGGATTTGTCTCTCATAACAGTGGACCGCAATGCTGGCAGTTTGTCGATCTCATCCCTGCCGAGTGCGACCGGACGAATATCTACCCGTGGAAGATCTGGGAGTTTTCATCCGAGAGGGTAAAGGCCGCCGGCATGAAGCCCATGGAATTCTACCAGCCCGATCTCCACGTCGGGGAACTCCTGAAGCTCTACCAGTACTACTTTGAGCAGGCATCCGAGGTGACCGGGATTCCGGCATACATTTACGGCTCGGAAAAGGTTGGCGGAGCCGGATCGACGGCCAGCGGACTCTCCATGCTGATGAACGCAGCGGCCAAGGGCCTGAGAAATGCAGCCTCGAACATCGATAAGGGAGTTATCGCCCCATCCGTAGAGGAACATTGGCTGACGATCATGCTGACGCAGCCTTCCCTGGCTCGTGGAGATTGCCGGATCAAGGCCCGGGCTTCCGAATACCTCATCCAGCAGGAACAGCTCCAGATGCGCCGGTCGGAAGTGCTCGAAAGGACTAACAATCCCGTCGACTTGCAGATCATGGGGATTGACGGCAGAGCGGAACTGTTGAGGGAGAATTTCAAAAGCCTGAAAATGAACGTGGACAAACTAATTCCTCGCCGGGAGGATATGATTGTCGCCCAAGTGCAGCAGCAGGTACAGCAGATCGTCATGAAGCTCTCGCAGTCCCTTGGAGTGGCTCCCGAGCAGATCATGGCGGCGTTGCAGAGTCCGGGACCGTCTGCGCAGCCGGGGAAGCCGCAGGAAATCGGGCCCGACGGTCAGCCCATGGCCGGAAAAGACGTAAGGATGGTCAATCAATGATGGATTTCATCAGGTTCATGGCATTTCGGTATTGGAACGATTTCGATGCGAAGTCTGCTGGGTATCGCGTCTACGTCCTGTTTGCCTGGACTTTCATGATCGTTGCATTGGCATCGGCGTATAACGCTTATTGTATCATCAGGAGGTTGCTATGAACGAAGCCGAAATTATTATGCGAATGATGCTTCCCGCGTTTGCGAAACTTCAAAGAAAAGGCGCCGAGGAGTTCCTCGATGCCTTAAACATATGCCTCGCGCCGGTAAGGGGGGATTTCCTTTTCCGTCTCACGGGTGATGGAGTTGATTTATGGGGGACGAGGGACATGAAGGCATACGAGATGAAACGTCTCATGGATATGTGCCTGCCGGAAAACAGACTTGGGACGAAGGAAGATCCCGTTATTCTGACCGAAAACAACTTACTGTACATCTTATTAGACATGATCTCGGTCGTCAATAAGAGTTCAGTAATTGAAACAGGAAATAATTACGCCATCATCTCCAGCGCGAGTGTGCTCCGTAAGCTTAGAAAAGCAGACGTGAATACGGGAATCGTTGAAAATCAAGGCGAGAGCCAAAGCGATTTTATCGGAAGAATGTCCATTGCAAACTCTACGCTTTCTTTCTACCGCAACGACATGGTGCCTTCATATTGGCTGCGCGGTGGGGATGAGATACATGATGTTGCTACAACGATTTTCTGCATAAAGACAGCCTCATGCAATCCGTATATGCTCGCGAAAGAGCAGATAGCAATGGCCATCGTGAAGGTTGAATCTGCCGAAAAGCCAAGCAACAAGCAGAAGCCTATCCTCGTGCAGAATCCTCCCGGCGTATGGGAATGGAAAGCAATGTTCAGGGCGAAGCTGATTTCCTCTCTGTATGCCGAGTTCAGCAAGAGACACCCGGAAGCCAGCACAGATTATGAAGGGACCATAGAAAGGCTTGGCGATACCGTCAGTATTCGTCCCAAACCGAAGCTGGGAGCATTTCAAATCTTCATCAACTTGGTCATAAGCCACGAAGTTGTTTTTCCCTACCCTGACCCAATCCTCAGAACAAGAGATGCAATAGAAGCCGAGGAGTGCATTGGCGAAGTAATTGCCAAGTTATGTCTTCCGACATCTCCGATAAAGGCATTTGCCGCACAAATCATCGACAATGGGGAAACCTACAGTATCGTATGGGGTGTGCTCGCCGAACCGAATACAGTCAAGCCTCCCCTCGAGGTGCAGTCACGGAAAGACAAGCAATGCCGGGACTGTGCGTATTGGGCGAAAGATGTTCCGGACATCATCCATCGCAAGCCCTGCCTGCTTCCATCGGAAGCAAAGAGCGAGATGCCAAAGGTTCTCACTCACGCAACATATTCCTGCCCGGACTGGAAAAGGGTCGAGGTGGAGTCGTGAGCGAGCACAAAAAGACTTATGCCGACGATCTTACGCTCGATGAAATTAAAGCGAATGATCTTGAGATGACGAAGGAAGCTATAAAGCAGGCCAATAAGTACAGCTTCGGCCCGGACGCGAAGAAAGCCGCGCTGTTCGTGCGTTCGTGCCTGGAACGGACCTTCATCCACTTGGGAATGACCTCTCCGCGTCCTCCGGAAAACTGCAACTCCGGCCCGGCTCGTCTACGTCATGCGGCCAAGCTCGACAAGGAGATGCGGGAGAGACAGGTCCGCGTCGAACATCGCAACAAGTACACGGGCAACGATACTTGGCGCTGCGGGATATACGTCTACCAGCGCGACGAACTTGTTGCGTTCATCAGCGACGTCTTGATGCAGCGCAGGACCGAGATGGACCCGATCTCGCAAAAGATCGGACGGGAACAGGTGGGGTATATTGTGGTAACCAATGCACGCCTCGACGACACAAAGCGGATCTTTCTCATGCCGGGGATCATGCAAAAGGCGAGCGGAAACTAATGTGTAAATGCCAGAAATGCTAAAGGAGGTTACCGAAATGAAAGAGGAGAAAAAAGGATATTCGAGACGGTCATTTTTGAAAAAAGGAGCGTGGATAGGAACCATAGCGACAATGATTCCGGCTGTGGTCGGAAACGCGGCAGCAATACAGTTGCCGACAAGCCCCCCCGCTGAGTCTGGACGCGACGATCCAAATATTGTTCCGACAACGCTGTCACCCTGTCCATTTTGCGGATCTCGAAGAGTGGAAATGAGCAGAACAAAGAAAAAAAACATCGTGCTGTGTAGAAACTGTGGTGGAAGAACGCGCGAAGCTTCAGATGATACAGAAGCCGCGCGAAGATGGAATGTCCGCGAATCGCTGTTCGAAACTATGCTAGAAATACGCGAGGAGATAGCCGCAATAAAGAAGGGGAGGTTACTGAAATGAAAAGGATTCTCGTTATCGTGACAATGATTCTGATCATGACACTTCCAGCCACAGCGGCGGACAAGCCAGATCCGGCGCTCGAAGCCTGGCAGCAGAAGGTGGACAAGGTCACGCTGGAGAAGGAAAACGCGATTCTCCGGATGCAGATCATGCAGATCAACCACCAGCAGCAGCAGGACATCTTTCAGCAGAAAGAGAAGGAACTGAAAGCCCTTCAGGCCGTCAAGCCGGGGAAGAAGGACGAGAAGAAGAAGGAGAAGTGACCATGTCGACACAGAAAGGAATCATCGACAAAGCGGCCGACCAGTGCGTGAGGGCGATTCTCTACGACGGGGCCATCAAGGCGACGAAATACATCAGCGATAGGCTGACCGTGAAGGCGACCCGTATTCTTTACAAGAAGAGCAATCTTAGCCCGAGGGCTATCGAGATCCGCCTGACAGCTGGACGCCCGAACTACTTGGAGCGCAGATTCATCAAGGTGCTGGGAAAGGCCGGGGAAAAGTTCCCGGTGAAGAAAGTCCAGTTGAAGATGCCGAAGTGAGGCCCCGATGATCTCCATTCCCACGAACGACCAGAGCGCGGCCCTGAGCATCCTGTCCTCGATTGCCCGGTTCTCGACGCTTCCCGAGACACTGGGGATGATGGAGTGGCTGAAATCGGAACTGGAAAGGCTGGACGCGGCAAACCGGATCGAACTGGATAAAGACATCATGAGGCAACGGCAGGGAGCCTGCCAGACACTTGAAAAACTGCTTGAACTGACGGCAACCGCCGACAAGACGGCGGACAAGATTAGGGCAAATCAACGGAAACCGTAGGAGGGAGTCAGGCTGCACGCTATTCTCCCCCAAATATAGCGGTTCAGGAGCAACACAATGAGATATGAAGAATTTACCGTCGAAAATCTGACCGTCGGGTCGATCTTTAACAAGTATGGCAACCTGATCACCCCGGGCTGCAACCCCTCCGGAGGCCTCGACTACTTCGTCGACGGAAACAAATCCGTCAATGGGACCGATGGCCTGAGCTGGGGAAGGGCATACAACACCCTGGCCACGGCAATCGCAGCGAGCGACATCAGCATCGCGGCCACCCGCAACCGCTGGTGGGCTCGGCGCAACCGGATCTTCGTCGTCGGCGATGCACTCAGCGAAAACCTCGTCAAGTTCCCGACCAAGTGCGACGTGATCGGCCTCGGGTCCTACGACGGTTTCACCCGGGCGGGCCTCTCCGGGCGGCACCTTCCGGTTGGCGAATCCTACGGGACGCGGTTCTTCAACATCCACTTCAAGTCCCTTGCCCACGCTTCCCCGATCATCACCCTGACCAACGCGGCAGCCGGCCCGCAGTTCCGCGGCTGCATGTTCGACGGCACCCTCGGCACCATGACGAGCGCGATCCTCTCGACGGCTTGCCCGTTCCTGGTTGTCGACGACTGCGATTTCATGGGCACGTTCGTCACTTCCTACATCACCTTTGGAGCCGGCGAGGCTGGCGGGACGCAGATCACCAGAAACAGGATGCTCGGCACGGCGGCAAAGGGCATCGTCGCTCCTGGCACCACCACGGCTTCCTGGATGCCGCTCATTCAGGACAACGTGATCAGGGCGACCGGCATGCCGATCGACGAAGATGCAGGCGTTTTCTACGTTGTCAATAACCGCCTCATCACGGACATCAACATCGGCACCACGACAGACGGGTTCGATTTCAGCCTCGCTCTTTCCTGCGGGAACATCATGACCGGTCTTAATGGCGTGGCGACAACCGTTCCGTTCGCAGTAATTGCAGAATAACGAAAGGTGAGATTTTTCCTATGTAAAAACCAGGGCTTCCCGGACGGTCGGCCAACCTGACGGGAACGCAAGAAGGACCGAAGGCGCAGACCGAAAGGCGCGCTGAGGAATAAAAACAACAGGGGAGACGCCCAGGCGCCCCCGAAAAGGAGTGACACCATGGCAGTACCAGCTCAAGTGCAGGCTCGGGCAGACAAGGCGGACGAGCTTCTGAAGCAGGCCTCCGACTCGGAGAAACCCGCTCAGGCAGATCCCCCTAAACCCGAAGACCGGGACGCGAAACCGCCCGCACAGGAAACGGTTGAAGGTCTGAAACAGCAGTTGGCTACCCTTCAAGGAAAGTACAACGCGGAGATTGTTGCTCTCAAAGAAGACGTGAATATTCTCAGCGACCTCAAGCACTCTCTTAAACAGCGCGATCGAAAGATCCAGGACCTCCTCGGCCAACTCCAGGATGCCAACGGCAAACTGAACGAGGCCAACACGCTCATCGGAGACCTGCAAAAGCGGATCGCCGAGCCGGCAGACGACGTAAAATCCGTTCTGTCCGCTCTTTCCGAAGAGGACCAGGAGTATTTGAGGGGCGAGGGGTTCGACGAGAAGATCGTCGGGATTATCGCCAAGGCCCTCCAAAAGAAGGAACCGCCCCGCCAGAACGCCGACGAAGTTGCCCGGCTCAGGAAAGACATCGAGCAACAGAAGATCGACACGTTCTGGAAAGAACTCAGGGAGAAGGTTCCGGATTGGGACTCGATCAACGCGAGCGATGCGTTTTTGGACTGGCTCGACGAGAGGCTTCCTTACAGCTCAGAGACGCGCCTTACCCGTCTCAAGGCGGCACAGGCGATATCCGACTACACGACGGTGATCCAGATGTTCAACGACTTCAAGAGCGCAAATCCCGCAAAGGAGAATAAACCGGAGCACCGGATCGACCCTGCCAAGCAGATCGAACCGGATAGTTCCGTTGCCCATCAGCCCCCCGCAGACGGAAAGGAAACACCGGCGGGGAAAACGTACACGCGGAAAGAGATCGAAACATTTTACAAGGAATTCGCCCTCGCGTCCGCAAAAGGAAAGGCCACGGAGGAGATGAAAAAAATCGACGCGGACATTCTTCTTGCCAACCACGAGGGCAGAATCCAAGGATAAACCCGGGTCTGACGAGAGAGATCGGGGGCCGCCGACTCGGCCCCCGGCCCGGTAAGTACCTAGTCGGAGGGAAGCCATGAAAAAGGAGACACACCATGGCTTACCCCGTTGCATCGGGTCTCACGACCCATTCCGGTATTCTCACGCCTAACCGTTAATTTTTGGGCGTGTAAAACCGCTTCTGAAAAACTGGAACCGGACTTAGGGTGCCGGAACCAGAGGGAACAGCTAAAAAACAACACGCGCAGTTCAGGAGAAACCTATGAAGCGCTTAAGTTGGAAGTACATGGCAGGACTTGTAGATGGAGAAGGATGTATCGATGCAAATCTGTTCAGAGATAAGCGTTATGAGCATTTACCTCTATACATTCGGCCAAGGATCAGAGTGACTATGGTAGCCAGCAGCCTTTACATACTTGAGATGTTTAAAGCGAATCATGGGGGGACCCTTGATTTGCGGAAGAGTGATAATCCCAAGTGGCAAAGCTCCTGGACCTGGACGCTCGAAGGATCGAAACTCCGGCCGTTTCTCCAGAATATAGCCAACCATCTGTACCTCAAGAAGGAACAGGCGTTGCTGGCTATATGGATACAAGATCATCTGAGAAGAAGAGGCATGCAGTTTGCGGAGCCCCCCAAACAGTGCGCCAGCCAAGAGATGAAAGCCATGAAAACTGACCCGCAACGACTAAGTGAAGCGGCAATTCGCAAGATCGTACAGTGTGAAGGATATTCCTTTTGGTCTTCCCATGGCGATGCCTGCAAGAAATGCGGAACATCGGAAGAACCCCATGAAGCCAAGGGATATTGCAGGCGTTGTTACGATCTGATCAGAAAAGCGAGTTGATGCGATAGTCTGGCTATTCCGAGGAATAGTAGGAAATTTGGGCAGGTAAAACTCTACAGAAGTTCTATACGGCGACCGTGTTCGCCGCCATCAGTAACACGGAATTTGAGGGTGAAATCAAGCAGATGGGCGATACGGTTCACATCATCACCGTGCCCGACATGGTAGTCAGAGATTACGTTATCGGCCAGAAGCTCGTGCGGGATCGCCCGAATTCCAGCAAAGTCGACCTCCTCATCGATCAGGGAAAGTATTACTCATTCGTTGTCAACAGGGTCGAGAAAAAGCAGGCCGCAATCAATTACGTCGATAAGTGGACGGACGATGCCGGCCAGCAGATGAAGATAGCGGTAGACTATTCGATCCTGTCTTCCGTCTACGCCGACGCCCACGCATCGAACAAGGGCAATTCGGCCGGCGTTAAGTCCGGCGCGCTCTCGTTCGGGGCATCCGGAAACTTCATCAGCCTCGATAAGACCAACATCCTCGACTACATCGTCGATATGGGGACCGCTCTGGACGAGCAGAACGTTCCCGAAACGCAGCGCTGGATCGTATTCCCGGCGATTTTCTGCGGGATGATCAAGAAGTCGGACCTTAAGGATGCATCCCTCTCCGGCGACGGCTCCTCGATGATGAGGAACGGCCGCATCGGCATCATCGACCGCTTCCCGGTCTTCAGCTCGAACCAGGTCGCAACCTCTACCGACGGCACGACCACGGTGCATAACTGCATCTTCGGCCATGTGTCGGCCATCACGTTTGCCTCGCAGCTCATCGAAAACCGCGTCATCCCCAACCCGGACGACTTCGGGGATGTCATGGAAGGCCTCCAGGTTTACGGCTTCGAGACCATTAAACCGGAAGCTCTCGGTCATTTCTACGCGACCAAGGGATAACCCCATAACCCCGGACCGGTAATTAGGCCGGTCCGGGACCCCAGCATTAAAGGAGAATAAGCATGAGCACTTACAACAGCACGAAAGGGGATACCCGTGTAGCCGCGATGGATTACGGACAGCTTTTCGTGGCGCGAATCCCCATTGTGGTGTCGGAAATCATCGCCGCCCACGAGACCTTAACCACAAACGGCTACATCACGATCGCGGATATTATCCAGCTCTGGGATGTCCCGAAAGCGGCTATCCTGCTTCCCGGCCTCGGATCGTTTAAGACCGTCGTAGCAGGAACGGCAAGCGCAACGGGAGATATCGGCATCGCGGGAAGCACCGAGATTTTCAACGCCACCGCTCTCGACGGCGCGGCGGGAACCATTGCCTTCGTTGCCGACGACGCGACGTGGGGAACCGACAACTACGGCGGGTACGATTTCGAAGCTACCGACACCATCGACTTCACTGTCCGTGCGGCAAACCTTGCGGCGGGGTCGTTCCTTCTGTTCCTGCCCGGCTACATGGCGGAGTAGTCAACGTTTCCATAAACCGCTCCGGGCGCGAACGCCCGGAGCATTAAACGACAACAGGAGGTTTGAATCATGGCGCTGGACCCGAAAGGAAAATACCTGATTCAGGATGGAGGACACATCTATCCATGGACGAAGCAACTGGCAACGAGAAAGGACATGAGACCCTACGATCCCGAGAATAAGGGGTTAGCCTTTGAGCCCACGGCCGACGAGAAGCGGGTGCCGATCGAGCTTCAGGGGAAGAGCTTCATGGTAGAGGCTTCACTCCATGCGGTCCTCACCGAGATGGGCGGGGTGCTGGTTAAGATGCAAGCCGAGAACAAGGAGTTGAAGGAGAAAGCGGAGTCCTTCGACGCCTTCAAGGAACGCCTGGAGACTGATAACCTCGATCTCCAGGAACAGCTTGAGAAGGCCAAGTCCGAACTCGAACCCTTCACGAAGGTCAACGGGCCCTCAGAAGCCCAGCCGGATAAGAAAGGCAGGAAGTAAGTGGGAACGATCCTCGCCAGCGACATTTTTTCCGAGTGCGACGGGGTCCTTCTGGATGCCGACAAGGTGCGATGGACGGATGCCGAAAAGCTCCGCTACCTCAATGCAGGCCAGCGGCAGGCTGTAATTTTCAAGCCCGACGTCTACACCCTGAGCGAGACCTACAAGCTCGCAGCCGGAACCAGGCAGAGCGTTCCGGACGGGACCTCGGCGTTCCAAACCCCGGCAGGCGTTACCATCAAGGAGTGCGTCCAGTTACTCAGGCTGGTCCGCAACATGGGCGTTACAGGCCTTGTGGCGGGGCCTGCGATAACTCCGGTAGGAATGGACTTTCTGGACGCCTACAATCCGGACTGGCACTCGGCTACCGCCAATGCCATCGTGAAACACTACGTTTACAACGAAGAGGACACCCGGCACTTTTACGTCACTCCCCCGCAACCGGCGGCATCTCAGGGGTATGTGGAGGCCGTCTTTTCCGCCGTTCCCGACAATGTTGCCGCCCTGGCGGGGCCGAGTTACGCAGTGGCAATATCGATTTCCGACGTCTATAAGGACACCTTGGTCAACTTCATCCTGTTTCGCTGCTACGCGAAGGACGCGGCGTTTTCTCCCTTTAATGCGGCCAGAGCGACGGAATACTGGAATCTCTTTGTCCTTGGACTCGAACGAAAAGATCTGGTGAGGCGGGAGTACAGCCCGAACCAAAAGCGGCCCAACCCGTCAACGGAGTGAAGGAGAATATTATGAAAAAGATCGTCTTTGTTGTGGCATTGGCCGTTTTTATGATGGCGATTACCCCCGCCTTCGCGGATAACACGCTCTCGTCTGTGACGGGAGTGGCTACCGCTACCACCGCTACCTTCAACATTCGCGGCAACCAGGGGGCGGCCCAAATCTTCCTGAAATACGGCAAAGGGGACGGGACCAGCGTTGCCGTCTCATCCATTGAATTCGTCATCCCGCAACTCGGCTCGACGCTTTACAAGGTGCCTGCCTCGGCCACCTCCGGTACTACTCTCGGCAACTACACCCTGACGTTGAGCGCAACCGGGAATTACATCGTCACCATGGCATACGTCCCGAGGGAAGCGACAAGCATGAAGATCACGATCGCTTTCACCGGAGGGACAACTCAGACCTTGCAGCTCGACGCCAAGGTCGACGTGAACTAGGGGTAAAAAAATGAAAAAGTCACTCCTTGCAATCGTTATCGCTCTATTCATGGCTGTCCCCGCCTTTTCCGTTGGCCCTCCGGGATCGGGTGGCGTATCGTCCGGCATCCAGACGGCCGCAGATTGTAACGTAGCCGCATATTACGCCATAGGCACTCTATGCCAGCAGACCGGAGATGGAAAGCTCTTCAAGGGCACCGGGGCTGCCGTGGAGGAGATTACGGCCGGAGTTGGTATAGCGGCCGATGGCTCCGTGCCGTTCACCGGAAAAGAAACATTCGGAGCAGGTCTTGCAACGAAAAACGGGACGACATCGCCTGGATTCATAGACTTCTACGAGGACGGGGACGAGGCGGGCAGTCATTATTTCAGGCTCTACGGACCGGAAGCCCTGGCCGATAGCATCTTCATTAAGCTTCCTGCCATGGCGGGGAATACAGGCGGGATGCTCTATTTCAGTGCAGCCAATACCCTCTCCATTGCGGATGCAGGAGCGCAGGGGAAGATATGGCAGATGGGAGCGGCTATCCCCGCATGGTCTACAGGGGTACTCACTGAAGGTGCAAACACCTTTAATTACACCCTCGGCACGGCCTCCCTCGACGTAGCCGCGGGAGCAGCGCTGAACATCGATACTTCTTTGCAGACTACCACGGGAGCCATTATTTTAGTGGGACAGGCTGGAGGATCGAGTGTCACGGTTCCAGCTTCCGGCACCCTTGCCACCACAACCTACGTCCCCACCACCATCACCGTAGCCGACACGGCCGACACCACTACCTTTGTCTCCTTGTTTGAAGACGCTACGGGAGATAGAGGACCCAAGACAGACGCCGGGATCACCTACAACGCATCTTCCGGCATGCTGACCGTCACGGGCCTGACCACTGGCGCGGGCGGGATCACCACGGCGTCTTCCGACTCTCCGACCGACTCCTTCCTTGACACTCAGGCCCCCGGTGCGGACAAGGAGATTGCAAAGATCGTCGGCGGTTATGTGGATGGGGCCGATGGGGCAGAGAACGGCACGCTTGACCTTTACGCTCATGAGGCAGGAACATCTACCTCGTATGCGACAATCGATGGGAAGAACGTAAAATTCAAGATAAACAAGAAGCTGGAAACGGTAGGGGTCATCGAACTCGGCCACGCCTCGGATACGACGCTTGCAAGAGTGAGTCCTGGAGTGGTGAGCATCGAGACCGTAAACGTCGTCACGGTTTCCTCCACAGACACCCTGACCAACAAGACCTTAACTGCCCCTCTTGCCACCCTTCCCCGCGTGGATGGAAAGACGGCATTAACTTTGACCGCAGCGCAGGTGTCGGGAACGGTGATTCGCAATACCGGGCAGTCGCTTGCGGACGTAAACCATACCCTACCTCAGGCCGCAGCGGGCTACAACTTCATCGCCTTTGTCGGCACGACGCTTGCCGCGACGAACTACTGGAGATTCACTGCCGACAACTCCCCTCAAGACTATATGTGCCTGGACGGGACGTGTGGAAAGACTTATGTGAGCGTAGACACCCCGACGATGGGAGATACGCTGACTTGCTACACGGAACAGATGTCGGGTACGGGCCTTAAGAATGAAGCCGATCTTGGGATCGGAACAACTGCTAACACAAGCGTCAAGAATACGGTAGCGGTGGAGTTCGATATCGCTGGGACCGGATACTCGAAAGCGGTTGCCGAGACCGCGCCGGGTAACGATACGATTCCCCAGAACAAATACGGTGCTGTGGCCTTCGACATCGGTGCGAACGGAACGATTGACGCCATAGAAGCTACCGCCAACGCGACGGGTTATAACTCTGCCGCCCTTGCCATTGAAGGCATCCCCGCAGTAGAGGCTGCCCATACGCGACTCGGCACCGTTACGGCCATGAGCACGGAAGCGGGAGGATTTGTTTTCGGGACGACGGCCCTTAACGCAGCTAACACAACCGTAGCCTATACCGATGCAGCGATCTATACGCCTTCCTTCGGATGGGTCTGTATCACCGGTAAGGGCACCTGGACGACGAACTAGGAGCACGCCATGAAGAAATTCATTCTGCTGTTCTTGCTGATTCCCTCGCTATGCTTTGCCGTTGAGCCTATCGACTTTAGCAAGTCCATCGCCATGAGCCCCGCTATTCTTGGAGGAAGCGGGGGAGGGCCGGCGGCGGCTGGATGCAACCCGGCTACCAACGAGGTAGGCAATAGAGCTACGGAGTTAACGTCGCAGTCCTGTGCAGCAGATATTGCGATGTGTTTCCTTTCGACTGCCGATTGCTCTGGAGATTTGGACACTGCGTATGTCTACGGCAGCGCCGCAAGTGGCGACGCGAGTGTGAAGGTATGTGTATACTCCTCAGACGGGGGTAATCCCGGTTCCGGCGATCTAAAGATCGGATGCTCTGGAGGGATTGCTGAATCGGGTGGTGCTGGGTGGAAATCGGGAGTGATGGACGGCGGGAGTGTCATCGCATCATCTAGCTATTGGGTGTGTCTGTTTGTTTCTACCACGGAAGCGTGGTCAGCGGTGAGAAACTCCACGGGTACGCTTTGGTATCAAGCCACGTCAGGAGCATACGACACTCCCCCCGCCAATCTCAGCTCAGTGACTAACAGCATAGCATGGGCACCGCTATCACTTTATGTGACGATTAAATGAAGAAACTACTAATCGTCATTGCGATCCTTGTCTTGGCAGGAAATGCCCTTGCGGCAGATCGTCACGTCGGCTCCGGGCAGACCTACTCCACTATTGGAGAGGCCGTTACCGCAGCGTCGAATAGTGACAACATCATCATTCACGCAGGGACTTATGCAGAAAATGTAGACACGGGAGGAAAAACCGGCCTGACGTTCATCAACAATACCGGGGACGCTCCTATTGTTCAGGGTAGATTTTCCGTCGACAACAACACAACGATTGACGGGCTAAAAATAACCGGATGGACCGAAGCTTATCATGGCATAGATGGTTATCAAGTTACGGGGGTGACGGTAAGAAACTGCGAAATATACGCAGGGGGAGACTCGGGGTCTGCTTCGGGCGTCTACTTCCGGCAGAGCACGAAAATCCTGATCGACAACTGCATAATTCATGCTGGGATTAAGGGCGTCACTATAGTTTCCGGTGATTCTACCGACGCCACTTATGCAAACGGGACCATCATCAGAAACAGCTTCATTTACGACAACTTTGTGGACGGAGTCAATATCCACGGGCAGTATTTCACGATCAGCGGCAACCAGATTTATAACAACATGGATTCTAATTTTGCCGATAATCACCCTGACGGAATAGCGTTCATACGGGCGATTATTCCCGTAGACGGTTTCTATGGGGTGTCCTTCGCTAAGATTTCCAAGAATAAAATATACAATCACACGCAGAACATCTTCTCCGAAAATGTGACCGGGGGAGAGGAAGCCAACGAACAGGAAATATATATCACCGAAAACGTAATTTTCAATGCCAGCAGCGGAACCGTCAACGGCGTGGATATGAGTACGTTCGGGTCAAGGAACTTTTCCATGACAAACGGCGTGAACGGGCTTTACTTTTACGGAAATACAATAGGTCACGCGGGGGGGATGTCTATAGATTTCGAGGACGGGAAGAACGGAACTTACCACTTCAAAAACAATATCTTCGTCACCACCGGAGAACACATCTCTCTCAATGTTTCCGACATGGATGATTTTTCAGCGGGAGAGTTTGATTATAACCTCTACGACATCGGCAGCAAATTTGTTTACGCAGACGGAACTTATTACGACACCCTAACCACTTTTCAGGCTGCCTACGCCATGCAGGAAACTCACGGGCAGAGTGGAACGGCTGGAATCAATGCATTTCCGACCCCGACTCCAACAGGTGCAGGGGTTTTATGCGTCAACAACGGTGCTACTCTCGGGGCACCCTATAACACGGATATTATCGGAACATCAAGGCCCCAAGGTGCAGCATGGGACATCGGAGCCTATGAATACTACGAACAGGGCAGCATCCACGGCATCACGTCTATGGGAGTGAGTAAAAAATGACCTTCAACGATATAGAAGACTACTCCATGTTTGGAATACCTTTACCCGCCTTCATTCTCGGTCTCATGTGGATTGAAGGAACAATCTGGATTACTCGACAGTTTCTGATAGCTCATACTCAAATGTATCAAGGAGACGATGATGGAGAATGAAAGCAGAAACGACACTGCGCGCAATGTTCTCGGCTGGACTGCTGGACTGCTAGCCCTCATATTGGTTGCCTACTTTACCGTTCGCTACCAGTCATCTACAGAACTGGACAGGGCCGTGATAGATAGGCTTAACTCTCACGAGGTGCGGATTACCAGCACCGAAACGTGCCTAAAGTACATGAGCAATGACATCTCCGAGATCAAGGAGATGACAAAGGAGATTCGGAACGAACAGAAGAGGCGGGAGAGGCAAGGGAGGTAACAGATGCGCGGCGAGCACAAACAGCTATTCCTCGATCTTTCCGAAGCGCAGATCATGGCTCTGTGTATCTGGGCCGAGGCAAGAGGCGAGGGGATGGAGGGCTGTATTGCCGTGGGGTCGGTTATCCTGAACCGCGTCGATCATCGAAAGTGGGATGGCGAGACGGTCCACGAAGTCATCATGAAGCCCTGGCAGTTCTCGTGGCTCAACTCGTGCCCCCCGCAGAGCTACACGGACCCGCAGTATGAAACGTGTGTAGAGATCGCAAGGAACTTCGAAGGGGCATACCATGAGAAGCCGACTCTTTTCGTAGCGTACGAAATCGCCCGGAATATGCTAGATGGAACGATCAAGCGAAACGTTCCATCGCTGGAATATCACACGATAGACGTCCATCCGGAGTGGGCAAAGCGGTTAAAGGTTCACAGGGTCATTGGCAGGCATACCTTTTACGAAGCATAGGAGGAAGTCATGAATCGAAAGAACACAGCGGCAATCGTAGCAATCCTGATGCTCATTTGCATCGGGTGCGCTCTCAATTCAACGGCACTCAAGCCCCAACAGGAAATGCTCACGAGGTTCGAGGCGTTCTATCTGAGTCAGAGCAATGACTACATGGTCCAGGTGGCCAAGCCGAATCTCACGGAAGCCCAGAAGGATGTACTGAGACAGAAGAGGGAAATTCTCGTCGAGGCGCAGCCCCTCATTATTGTCTATGGGGAAATCGTCATGCAGGGAGGCACTCCATCGGTAGCTCAGGAGCAAGCCATTATCGCATTACTTAATCGAATAGGAGGTGGATTCTAATGAACCCCGAAACCGCTGCAATTCTGGTCGAAGTGGCAAAGGCTTTCGTCATTGTCGGTTTTACACAACTCCGAATGGCGGGAATGAAAGACGATGAAATCCTGAAATATGCGGCAGACGTTCACGCTCTCTTCATGAGTCTGCCGCCTGCAACGAATCTTCCAGAAGTGCCGAAGTGAAAAATACGGGGAGGTGATGCCGTGAAGTATATTGTCTATCTCTTGATCTGGATGAATTGCTCGTGCCCGTCAAACAGCGGCATCTATACTCCGGTCACGGAAACAATATATGAGATGCCGCATTATAGTAAAGCTTCATGCGCTGCCCAGATAAAATACATGGACTCGCTCGACTTACTTCTTGACCAGATGGCGAAGGAGCAGAATATCTATGGACTCGTCCAGTCTGGCACAGTTCCCGATAGAATATACAAAATCACCCTGAGAGACGGGAAAGTCATCGATAGCACTCCGGTCGATATCGAGCCTGTCATCGAGCGAAGCAAGAAGTGGGTCGAAGAAGAAAAAGAAACCATCAAAGGCTTCAAGGTGAAGTGATGAAGAAACTTACCGACCAAATCAAACGTCTCTGGCTCCTCGTGAGGGGCAAGTGGAAGTGGGGGTGGCGTTAATGCCGTACCTGTCGGGAAACATGAAGGCTGAGGAAGTAGGACCGGAGGACTGGGCCTTGCTGGAAGACATCCACTACCAGAGGCCCAACGGCGACATCGTCACGACCCCGAAAGGATCTCGCTCCGATGGATGCTCCGTGCCCTCGGCATTGCCTCTTGCCTATGCTCTGCTTAAAAAGTACGGACGTAAGGCGGGCTTCGGGCATGACAGGGGGTATAGGACGGGAAAACTCATTATCAATGGCGTGGAGGTCGAGGCATCGAAGAGGCTCATCGACGAAATTTTCTATGAGTCCCTACACGACGATCCGTGGGTTCCCAAAAGCGCGGTAGAGGTCATGTATAGAGCGGTAGTCGTGTTCGGCTACTCAAGTTATCAAGGAAAGAAAGAATCGCCGGATGGCACAGGAGCAATGACATGATTAAATTCGATTTCAACGAAGGAATGGCAATGATTGTACTTGGAGGAATCGCCTGCGGTGCTATGTATTTTCTGGGAGATGCCGGAAAGGACATCGTCCTGACGGTCGCCGCTGGAGTCGTCGGCTATATCAGCCGGGGTGCCAAAGAAGCGGATGAGAAACCCGAAGAAAAGCGACTTGTGATCGGGACGAAAGAAAACCCGATCATCCTCAAGGACGAAGTGAAGGAGTAGAGCAGTGGCAACCAACCTTACCGAGATCTCCAGGCGTGTAGCCCCTGACGTCATGGGATGCCCTAACGTCTTGGTCGACGAGGCCGTCCTTCGGACCCTCGTCAAGTTCTGCGAGGAAACGCAGATCCTTGAGAAAGCCTTCGAGCACGACGTGCTGGCAACGGATGTCGTAGCCGCAGACAACGATTCGGTGAGCGTGAATCTCGCCACTTACCTTACGGATGGTCGGCCGATCCTGCTCACGGAGTTCAGGATTGACGGGGTAGCTTGGGACGCACAGGAGATCAAACTGCTGAACGACCAGGACGACCTTGACGAAATCGCCATATCGGGAACCAAGTTTTTCACCTGGCCGGATACAACACACATTAAGTTCTATGGCATCGAGGCCGAGGCGCAGCGGTTTTACATAAAACAGATATTCGTCCCCCTGGATACCGCCACGACTGTCGACGACGATATTTATTACAGATACCGGGACGCGATTGCGGCGGGGGCGCGGGCTCGACTCATGTTCATGCCGAAAAAGGACTGGACCGACCCGGTGATGGCAACCAGATACCTCGCCGATTATAATGACGGCGTGGCCGGAGCGAAGATCAAGCAGAGCCACGGAATGACGAGACGCAGCCAGAGCGTGAAATCTCTGAGGTTTTTCTAATGCTGATCCGGCATAACTTCTTTTCGGGAGAGCGTCCCAGAGTGGCAACCCACCTCTCGAAGGACTACGAGGCGCAGGTTGCGGAGAACTGCGACCTTTCCCGCGGCGACCTGCGGCCCTTCCTGGAAAGCGCCCGCACGCTTAACCTGGCAACGGCCGGCACCCTCAAGACGCTCTATCTGTGGAAGAAGTCGGGAACCGACGAGTGGATCTACCGGGCAGAAGAATTGGACTTTGCCCGCAGCCCGATTGCCGGGGAAGCCAATGACCGGGTTTATTTCACTGGAATGAGCGAACCCCGGGTGCTCACCTCTAGCATCCTGAGCGCTACTTTCGATTTCACGACCGATTATTACAAGCTGGGAGTCCCGGCTCCGGCGGCGGCGCTATCCTCGTTGACCGGGTACACCGGTGGCGGATCGGGATATCGGGCCTATATTTACACCTATGTTGTCAAGCTAGGAAGCACGAATGCGGAAGAAGGGCAGAATTCGCCCATCATTTCAATATCCGATTACACCTCCGGAGATGTCACGCTATCCGGGTTCACGTCTCCCCCGACCGGCCGGTCCATCGGAAAGATTAGGATTTACAGAACGGCAGGGGCCACGTCGGGAGTCGGTGAATTCCTCTTTGTCGGGGAGTTCGACACCGCAGGGGTCAATTTCGCCACCTACACATTCACGGACGATGTAGCGGATTCCGCCCTCGGGGAAGCTTTCACCTGCGAGGATTGGGCCCCTCCTCCCGCAACTCTCGCGGGATTGATCGCCCCCGATGGCGGATCTTTGGCCGGGTTCGTCGGCAACCGGGTCTATGTCTCGGAACCGTTCCTTCCTCATGCATGGCCGTATTCCTATCCGGTTGACTCCACAATCGTCGGGTTGGGACACATCGGAGGAACCATCGTCGTCACTACAGACGAGACTATTTATCTTCTCTCGGGTCCTGCCGATGCCATGAGCACCACAAAAATCACCGGTCGGTATCCTTGTCTTTCGAAGGCAGGAATTGTTTCCTGCGAACTCGGGGTGCTCTTTCCTTCCGAAGAGGGAATCGTACAGGTAACGCTCGACGGCCCGAAACTCTACTCCTACGAGTATTTCACGGGGAAGCAATACTACAGTAATTATAGCCCCACGACGATCCGTGCCGTCGATTTCAAAGGTTATTATTTCGCTTTCCACAGTAGCGGCTGCTTCATGATCAATACCAGGGATATGTCGCTGTGCCGGATCACGACCTATCCAAACGCGGCCGCTCCCCACGTTTCCCTTGTGGATAACCACCTGTATTTCATCTCGCAGGACAGCGAAGGCGTTAACGCCATTTACGAATTCGAGGGGGAAACGGAATCTTATAGGCTATACCGATGGCGCTCCAAAGAGTTCATCTTGGGAGCCATTACGAATATGTCTGCTGCGCGGGTGATCCGGGATGTTTCGGAGTACGGGGAGGAAAACGAAGACCTTGGAGAAGACGCTGTTGAAGCCACGCTGAACGAGTACGCCCTCAATGATGGCGCGCTGAATGGAGATGGGACGTTAAAAACCTATTTCGGAGCGACGTTCAAATTTTACGCAGACGGAAAGTTGATCCTCACGAAAACCATATCGGACGACGATGCTTTCCGCCTTCCGGGCACAAACATATACAGAAGGTGCTACTTCGAAGTAAGCGGGGATGTTCCGATTGTCGATGTGGCCATTGCAACTTCCCTGGAGGAACTCGATGCCGCTACTTAGGCCCAAGAGATTCGGAAAGCTTCCCGACGGTATTACGCCTTATCACCGGGATTTTCTCCAATGGGTGAAGGAATCGCTCGAAATCCTGACCGGGGCGAAACGTTCCCAGCTTGATACGACGAACCCGCCTCGAAGCCAGGCCGTGACCTTTGGAGATCTCCAGCTCGCTCCGGTATATGCGGACAACGCAGCCGCAGTCGAGGCGGGCCTCAAGCCGGGGGACATCTACCGCACGGGGGATGCCCTGAAAGTGGTTCACACATAGGGAAAGAACGTGAAGGAATACAAGCTTTTATCATACACCGCCGTTGACGGGATACCGACATTCACGGATTCCTTCATCCGGGGCCTCTTCGAGCGGATGGCGAAAGAGGATCTTGTGGAGCGGGTGTTCTACGACGGAGCCGTTACCACATCGGACGATTTTCTGCGTATGATGAAGTTCAATCAAAACAGTCTGTTCGTGATAGAATTCAAAGGCGAAATCGCAGGTATCTGCTGGCTTAACAACTTTTCGTCCAGGCGGGGAGAGTTCCACTTCTGCTTCTTCGATAACCTTCGCGGCGCGGATGCCGTTGCGGTAGGGAGGGGCATCGTATGCGATTTACTCTACATGGAGGATTCGGCAGGAAATCCGATCTTCGATCTTCTCTATGGCATGACTGAGGTTGAGAACAAACCCGCCCGGATATGGTGCAGACACATGGGGTTCGAATACATGGGTGTTATCCCCTCGTTCGTCTACAACGCCGGGCTTCAGAAAAGCGTACCTGCTCACTTCTGGTATGTTGAAAGGGGGAACTATGGGCGGTAAAGGCGGAAGCACGACGACGACGCAGAACACTTACGATCCGGTGGCATCGGCAAAGATGGCGGAGATTGCCGAGCGAGAGCAGGTCATGGCCGAAGATCAATGGGATATGTATAAAAAGTATTTTCAGGATTACGAGATCTCGGTCGCTGCGGCCAATAAGGACCTTCTCCCCTACATGACCGGTTCGACGAAGGAGCAACTCAAGTACCAGGAAGAGGCTGCGGCGGGGAACCGGGCATTGCTCCCGGCAGCCACGGCCCTGAACAAGGCGGAGCTTGAAGGGCAGAAACCGGCAGCCGAGAAGTTTTACAAGGAAGCCCTGGAGGGCGTCGACGTTGGGGAAAGGATGGATTCGGCATCCAGCGAGGTCAAGGCCGCGGCGAAGCTCGGAGAGTCCATGAGGCGCCGTGAGGCTTCACGATACGGCATCGACCCTGGAAGCTCGACTTTCGGAAACGCCGTAAACAAGGCGGCCCTCGACACGTCGAAGACGATTGCGGGGGCTCGGACGGCGGCCAAGAACCAGGCCGAGCAAGAAAATTTCCAGCGGCTCGGAATCGCCCTCAATAAGAACGTGAGCCCGGTTGTAGGACAGGGGGCAGCGACAACCGTAAATAATGCAGATCCGTACGCCAGGGCGGCGGGGTCGTACAGCGGAGCGGCGGCAACCTATGCTCCACTTGCAACGCGGGTGCTTTCCTCGACAAAAACGGAAGATAGTAGCGGCGGATTCTGGAACTTCGCAGGGAACGCCGCAGGGATGGCAACGGGAGCTTTCACGGGCGGGTTATTCGGAACCCTCGGCGCAAAAGTGGCGAAGGGTTAAGGGAGAATTATTATGGCTGATTTCTGGGATAGCGCAACCAGGGGATTCAATACAGGCGTCGTGCTTGGCGAACGAGGTGCCGAACGGGCCGCGGACCGGGAAGAGCGTGAGAAATGGCGGGCGGAGCAAAAGGAAAGAAACGACAGACTGGATGCCATGACTCAAGAAGCCCATACCGCCCGGATGGAGGAGCACAAGGAGAAGAAGGAATATGAAAAGCTGGGAAAGCAGGTTCAGGCCATGTCGATCATGCTCGATGCGGGAGACGAACCCGGATTCCTTGCCCAAGCCCAGAGGGTACATGGCACAATGTGGCCGGACGGTCAGGAGGGGAGATTCTACGTCAGGAAGGACCTTCCGGACGATCATCCTCTAGCAAAGAAGTGGGATAACGACCCGATCTTGAAGAGCAATCCCATAGCATATGTTTCGGAAGGAGACGGCGGCAAAGGGGCAGTCACGCCATTCAAGTCCACGAAGGATATTCTGAAGCTGATGACGGACGTGACTGAAAAACCGGATGCATATTTTGCCGCAAGGAAGCAACTGAAAGAGAAAATATCGACCCTTAACGCCAGCCAGGAACCATTCATGGGCGACGATGGGAAGAGATATATAAACGAATTCATCGAGGGAAAGGGCGGGCAACTGGAGAAAAAGGTTGTTCCCTACACCGGAATCGCCAGAGAATCGAAACTGCAGGAAAAAGTTAGGGAAGCCGAAACGGCGCTCGGAGGCATTCGCCCGGACGACAAGCGTAAGTTGGCGGGACTTGACACGGAAGACGAGATCGCCCTGCGGAGAGCCAATGCCGCGAAAGCCCGTGCCGAAGCGACAGAGAAAGTTGGTGGCAAAGGAGGAAAGCAGGCGCTCGAAACGACCGGGAAGCAACGAGACATATTCAAAAAGGATTTGAATATTTTATTGAGTCCGTTCGTCACTAAAGGTGAACCTGTATTAAATCCGGAGACGGGAGAAATGACGGAGGCAGGCAATAACGCCCTGATTGCCGCAGCAAAACTCGTAGAAAAAAACAATGCAGATCCAAACTCTTTGACCTCGGGAGAAAAACGATACTTGAAACATGCGGAAAAGGCGTTGAAAATATACGACAAAATGTCTGCCTCCATTGCCGAAGATTATGGGGAAAGCGACGCCGGAAAGCCATCGCCGGCCGCTATCGAAGCGGAAGCAAAGAGGCGCGGACTCGTGAAAGACGCGAACGGGAAGTGGGTGAAGCCGGGTCGCAGTGGCCCGGAGGAAAACACCGGGTATGGAAATAGGACAGATGGGACCCCGAAAGGAAAAGGATTTTTCGGGGAGCTGAAGAGGCCGGATGGGAGAGTATCTACGGAATTGTCGATCGGTGTCGAGTTCGACGGGAAAGAGATGGAGATCCCCGCCCTTGTTCCCACGCTAAGCCAAAGCGAAATAGATTACTTGTTAGGCGGAGGTAAGCCTACAAGGGCTATCGTACAGAAGGCAGTCGATCACGCAAAAAAGAGGATTGCGGAAGGAAAATCCCCCTATGCCGAAGAAGGAGAGAAGACTAAGCGTGAACCGACCGCCATGGATAAAAACGCTACCCGAGCCAGTCTGGTTGCCGGACACATCGGAGCGGTCCGGGAGAAAACAGCACTCGACAACCTGACAACGGATGACCTTGCCGAGGCGGGTCGTGCAGCTCTTTCAGTCGTGACCGGGCCGTTCAGGCGGGTAAAACAGGACTACGAAGAACAGAAGCGCAGGTCGGGGAGGTGAAAAAATGAGCGGGGAAAGTGGTGAACTAGGCTTGGACTGAGCCTGTGGGACCTAAGTTGGGGATTGCCCCGATTGTCCCAAGAAGCCGCCTGCTTTAGCTGGCGGAGTAGTCACACATGGATTATGATGTTAGAGCGCGATGTTGAGGAGCTTAAAAAAAAGGATAGGTTAAATGCCCCGAATAGATCAGATCAAGAGCTTTTCAGACGATGAGTTCCTTGCATTCGCCAACGGGCAGGGATCGGTGGACAAGCCGCTTCCCGCAGCACTGGAAAGCATGTCTGATGACGATTTTTTGTCATACGCGAATCAGGATTCCCCGGCAGCTACGTCGCCCAGGCGCGAGGCGCTCCAACCTCCGGCGTCTAAGGCGGGCACTCTGGGCGGCGTAGCATCGGCCGCCGTGCAGGGAGTCGCGGAAAGCGCGACGACGGAATTGCCGAAGCTGGTAGGCGAGTCTATGGAATTCGTGGGGTCCTACCTGCCAGGGGAAACCGTGGAGAGTATCGGTAAGGACCTGAAGGAGTGGGCGGAGGCGAAGGGGAAATCGCTGTACGGAGAACCGAAAAAGCGCGAAGGACTTGAGCGATGGGTCTATGAAGGCTCGAAGATGCTGGCCCCTTCCCTCATTCCCATGGGAGTCGTAGGGGCTGGTGTCAGGGTCCTTACCGGGGTAGGAAAGCTCGTCAAGGCAGGGAAGGCGGCCCAGGCTGCTGCGTCCGCTGCGAAAACCGCAGAAGAGGCCACGCTGTACGCGACGAAGGCAAAAGAATACTTCGACGCAGCCAACAAGGCGGCAAAAATGGCAAATAACGTCGCCTCTTACTCTACGGGAGCCCTCTTCGGCACCGCTCAAGCGCAGAGTACGAGGGACAATGCCGAGCGACAGGCCCAAAAGCTGGAGAAAGAGGGAGATTTCGAGGGGGCCCGCAAGGCAAGAGAGGCCGGGCAGGGGATGGCTCCCATTGTTGCCGGCGCGATTGAGGCTGGTGGTGAGATCGTCGGGACCAAGTACCTCGGAAAGCTCTTCCGCATGGATGAGGCGGGAGTAGCAAAGAGGGGGGCTAAGCAGCTTGTCACCGACTTCATGAAGACTCTCGGCATTGAAGTCGGGACTGAAATGGGACAGCAGGGCGGGGAGGCTTTAACCGAGAAAGTTTCAGGAATACGCCCAAATGCGGACCCGATAGCAGAGGCCCTGGACGTTATCGGTCCTACGGCATGGATGACCTTGGTGACGGGTGGCGCGTCAGTCGCTGCTAACCGGATTCGCCGTCCGGACGACACCATTGACCTGATGGAAGAGGAAAAGACCAAGGAACAGCCTGACGTAACAGAGACCATCCGGCAGGCCATCGATAAGGCAAAGAAAGAGGAAGCCAAGCCAAGACCCTCCACGGCCGAGGAAGCCGCCGAGACCTTTTTCGGCAAAGATGTTGTCGAGAATGAGAAGGCCCTTAATTCCCTTCGTCGCCGGGGATTGTTTGTCCCGGAGGATCAACCGCCTGTCAAATCGGCCGAGGAATCGGCCATGGCCTTCGAGGAAGAACAGGCCCGGAGGCAGGGTGAGGCATTGCGGGCTCAAGCTCCCCCGTCCCGCGTGGCCGTTCCCATCGGAGAGCTAGGAGTGCGTCCGCAGGAGGAGCAACCCGTAGCCTACAAGGAGGCGGAACATGCCAGCGAAGTACGAAGCGATCAGAGATCAACTATTCGAGAAGAAGAAGGCGGAGTGGAAAAAACGCAACCCGGACAAGGCGTTATCCTCGGCGGTAAAAAGGAACCTCTACGATCGGAGCCAGGAATCGGCGGCCAAAATTTACAACAGCCGACGGAAGCCGGGGGAGAAACCGGTAGGGAAGGATTAACGCCTACGGGTGGGAAGCCTACTTTCCGGCAGTTCGTTGAGGCCAAGGGAATCAAGTGGCCCATAAAGGCAAGCAATCCTCAATATGAGACACTGAGGAAGGAGTACGACGCAGGGGGCGCTATCACACCCCCGGCCGCAGAGATCTCCCCGCCTGAGCCCGCTGGTGAGGCCGTGGCCCCCAAAACGAAGGGCTTTGACCCCGATAACGACCGGCAGCGGCAGATTTTCGTTGGGGAGATCCTCAAAAGCGATTCCCCTGAAGTAAAGGCCATGGTGAAGCAGGCCGAAAGGGAATGGCCGGGAGAGGACCCCATGCCCGTCGTCGAGTCCCAGATCGACTACGACCTGTTGAAGGCCCCGGAGAAGTGGCTCGGCACGGCCGTAGGGAAGGAAATACTGGCAAGGAAGGGATGGGGAGAGATGGAGCCCGTTGTCGACACCCTCATTGCGGACTATAACGAAGAGACGACTATCGGACAGTACGACGATTCCGATCTTGAATATCCCCCGACTGAAAAAGAGGTTACACAGGCAGCCTCGGAAGTGGTAGGAGAAGAACATGCAAAAGGAAACACAGTCCTCCAAGCCTATCAGGCCGAACGTGGTGAAGCGCGTAAAGAGAAGGATGCGCTGGCTGCTGAGAAGGCCAAGCCCGCCGAAGAAGTAAGCCCTTCAAAAGGTATTGCAAGATATCCCGGAGCTGTCGTACAAGAACCCATGACCTCCAAGCCCGAAGGCGGGAAATACAACGATCCTGAAAAAATAATAGCTCGCCCAATAAAGGATGTCGGTCTGTCTTATGGAGATAAGTTACCTCCGAATGTGTATCTTCACGGTTCAAAGAGGAAGGTCGGCGACATAGATAATTTCAGCGTTTCGTCATCTCCGGGCGGCACACTTTATCTGACTAAAATATGGGACACTGCCGAGATATTTTCAGGGGCAGACGACGTGGAGGGCACCCATGCAGATTTCATTAAAGCCGTAGAATTAAATCCTAAAGCAGATATTATTGATTTGTCTAAAGCATCACACCGAAAGAGACTGGCAAGCCTATTATATGATCCGAAAAATACCGAAGCTCGGTCAATAAAAGAGTTCGCAGACTCACTTGAAAATTATGATTTTCATGAATTAGGATTAAGCGATGATCCGGTTTACGGAGAAATCCTTTATAGCGAAAACATTGGAGCGATTAAAGATACATTTGGAAACATTGATGTAATAGACG